CAATTACTTGTTTTACCCGCTTTGCTTTTTTCTTTTTCGGTCTTGCAGCTTCAGGCGGTTCACCTGCGTTGACCTCTTCCGCAACAGGTTCTTCCTCCTTAGTCTCAGGCTCCTCAGAAACCTCGGGTTCGGTCTCTATTTCATGCAATGCCTCACTAAGCGAGCTAGGCTTTAGTATCTCTTCGGTTTCTTGCTCCTCTTCAGGCTCCTCTGCTGCTTCAAATAAAGCATCAAACAAAGGATTACTTTCTTTTTCTTCTGCTTCTTGAGGTTGAGGTTCTTTTTCTTCTACTTCAGGTTGAGTTTCTTCGCTCATACTTTTGTTTGTACTTCAGGGTTTGTGTTAGCTTGTTGTGGTTTTTGCTGGGGCTGGGGTTGCTCTGTTTGCATGCCTTGTGCGGCGGCGCTTGCTATTTGCTTTTGTCCTCCTGCAAGGCCTTGTACGACTTGAGCCAACTCTTGCAGGCTTTGTAAAACCTGTGGGAATTGTTGCTTTAGTTGTTGGAAAAACTGCTCGTCTTGTATTGTTTTCTGTTGCTCCGCACTATCGTCATATTCATCAGTCTCTAACTTAAGGTCATGAGCACCACTTAGTCGGAATATCTCGTTAAACATCTCAAATATTCTTTCTTTGCCTAAGCTTTGAGCAATACCCTCAAGTTGTAGAACACTTTGCAATAAATTACCCAATACTTGTGCTGACTGAGTATCCCTTGCACGCTCAGCTCCATCACGGGACGAAAATAAATATTCGTGAATCAAGGTAGTTGGAGTGCCGATAATATTTCTGCTCGCAGGTCCACTCTCATCTGTTTCAGAAACAAAGCCTGCATCTTCAATAGACTTCTGAGTATATCTGCTCTTAATTGGGACAACGAAGTCTGACTCACTGCAACTAATCAAATGGTCATATATCATTCGTTTTGCAGCAGACCTCATGTCGTCAATTCCCTCAGATATAAAGCTGTAAACAGAGTTTGTTGTGTTTGCTATCTCTGCTACCTCAGTTGCAGAAATTTCCCGTGGGGCGGCCTGACCTAGCTCTTGCGGAGATAAAATCAGTAACCGCTCCACGAGATTTAGCAACTGGAGGATTGCTTGAATCGACTGGTTGATACCGCCGGAAAGTTCTTTTTGTGCATCTACAATAGTTATAAAGTTTTTATTATCTATACCTAGGTCGGCAGCTTTTTGCCCTGAGTAGAATAATGCCTTGGGTTTTGCGTAGAAGCTATCCTCGGAAAGTCCATCTCTTATGTACTCCTTGACCTCGTCATCTAGTGCGTCCTGGTCGATACAAAATATCTTCATCATGCTAATCTTCATATCATGAAGCATCTTAGACATAATATTACTTAGCTGGTCCTGAAATGGCATGATTTCATGAGCAACTGATATATTTGACAGTCGGTCATCATTCTCATTTATCCCCCCGTAGATAGCAGGAATAGATGGCATAAACTCAGCAAACAGAACAGTTTCATCACTAGCTACTGTAAACTTCACCCATACATCGTGCGGGTAGTCACCGAGACCATCTCTGAGTGGATTGCAACGCATGAAGATATTTGAGACAAACATACCTTTGTCCTCATCTTCGCTACTATAGATTCCCGTGTTTGCAGTTCTTTCATTTTGAAACGCAAAAGTATCCCTATTGCCAGGGAATCTCATTACATCACTCTGAAAGTAGTAATTAAAAAAGTCTGCATGTGTATCATACAAGGTAGACAAACTATTGGTGTAGCTAACCTCGTCGATGTTCCAGCAATCTGTACTATCCTTAATGTCACCGTATCTAATGATGTCCCAATATCCAATCCACTCAGGGCCTTGGTCATTATTAATGTCATGCAAAGGTTTTGTAGTATCCCACATCATGCGAGTGGGGTGTGGGGTAAAAAACTGAATGCCTTCTTTTTCTATATAGCTTTTAAGGTCATCTTCTCCAGTCATCTCATTTTTCTCATGACGCCATTGAACTTTTCTTGTCCATGCCTCAGATGGAAATGCCACCGAGTGACCATACATAAACATCTGCCGAATGATTTGCTCCCACTGATGGCGGTAACCAAACTGGTCAGTCATCATTTCTACACGCTGAGACAATACATCAGCCCGCAGTTTATCTTCTACATTCGTACTTCTTGGTTCATACTTAAAGTATGGAAATAAATTACTAAACCTACTTACTTGTGCAGCCACTCGACGAGTAACATATGAACGTATGAGGTTTACGCTTACCTCATAAAGTCGGAGTGTATCTATCTTCTTGAGATTACCCTCTTCATCGTAATCACAAAACTGCTCTCCCATCCCCATGTTTTCGAGCTTGTCCTGGCATTGCTCAATATTGATTTTGCCTTGTGCATACTGTAACAACGGAATGGTTGCCTTATTTATGGGTAAATCATCCCATGCAACATCTACGGACATATATAACTTGGAGTTTCTCGCTCCAAACTGAATGCCCTCAAGGATACGAGATTGTATCTTATCTTGAAACCGCTCGCGTATCTCTGCGTTCCTGCCTTTTTTAGCAGTGAATATCTCCCTTAGTTTTGCCTGCGTGCAACCATGTTGCTCAAGTATCTTTCTGCTTACCATTGAAATCGAAAAGGTTGGTCACCACGTCCTTTGTGTATTCGGACATGAAATGGGTTTCTATAATTGTTAAAAGAATACATATTGGGCCAGATAGGTTTTTGGTTGAATGTATGTGTGTCTTCCACCACCCATGACTGACTCCAAGTAGGCTTGCCAACTCCCCAAGAGTAATTCGTAGAAATCCGCATAATCGCTCTACGCGCTCTTGGTTCCAGCGCTCCTTAATGTTAAGTTTCGCATAATGTGAATCTATGATTAAGGATGCGGTAGTGTTAGAAGGTTGGTTTATATACCTAAGCTTCTTCTTCGTCTGTACCGTCTTCGTCCTCGGAGTCTTCTTCTTCTTCGTCGTCATACTCTTCGTCATCAGACTCCTTTAGGCTAATATCATAAACTTCATCAAGTGGTGCGGATAGCCTGTTATCCGACAGTTCACTTACTTTAAAGCATGCGCTTACTTTGATTAAATCACCTGGTGAAATCCCGTCGAAGTCCTCAAGTAGGTCAGGGTTATTCTTTAAGTCGATATTAAGTATACTCTCCATGTTATTGATTTTAATTAGTAACAAACAAAAAATCAAGCGCCAATATCTATTATTTCCGTGCCTGCTGACTGGGATACTCCAGCAGTTGTTGCATCATGATACAATAGCACATAGCTCATAGCATCGAATGCGTGGACATAATCACTTCTTTTTGGTTTGTATGCTAGGTTTGGGTCATAGGTTTTCCCTTGCGGGGTCGATATTAGATTCTTAAACGCTTTTTTCATTTCAGTACATTGTGCAGACAGAAGCAGGGCATCCTGTTGTAACCTAGCTATTGTCATTCGAACTCTATTCTCTACACTACCTGCAAATTTTGGACAGGCACGCATCCTGATTGGCTCCATATTAAATGTGTCTGCTTTATCACGCGAAATTTGCTCAATATCCCTAACATCATAACTTCCCGTCTTTGCACGATATTGATTGAATGCAGAGTTGTCGGATATGTGAATGTACTTAAATTCATGACCCATTTTGCGATTCCAATATGCCATCTTTCTCATAACCAATGGAATCAGCGTAGTGTATGGCAATTTCTTCCTTATTGTTACCATCTCATCAAATATTATCCACGGGGAGTTTGGTGCATTGACCAAGTTCTGCATAAAGATTACAGCATTATTTACAGCACCCGGGTCCCATCCGCATATTATTGGATATTTCGTGGATGGTATTAGTCCTTTCTTGCTATCTCCCTTTAGATGCAAAGTATCACTGAAGTATGGGGCGAATATTGCATTTCCTGCAGGGCGGTCAATCCATTCACCTCTGACCATTCGAGCTTCCTCGATTGGGTCGGTCTTAACCGCTTCCATAATTCGGTCATAGTAACCATCCGGAAGATTTTTAAGATTCTCCTCAATCTTTACGTGATAAACCGAATAATCTTCATTCCAGTTTCCATCTTCATCGTATGGTTCCACGAAAAATCTTTTGTACACCCAATGCTCCGGACCATCGGGGTTGCACGCTGCTAGATATTGCTGTGGGCCATGGATACCTTGCCGTCTGCCAATCTGCTGAACTACTGCATTGAAATAATCCTGCGTATCTAAGTTGGTCAGCTCATCCACAAATACTAAGCTAGGCTCAAACCCCTTAATTCTATCTTTTATAAAGGCACCATAAGGAACTGAAATAAGGACAACCCTAGAATACCCACCAAACCTATTTTTGATGTCCATATATAAGTTCTTCTGAGTGTCCTGTCGTTCATCTGTATGCTCTAAGTCAAACCCTTCGACCCACTCGGGTAGAATCTCCACCTGTAGCTTGTGCCACACACCACCCATGGTAGCCTGTGACCTTACGCCAACTATAATTAGGGCAAGTGCATTAAAGTTCTCGTAGCAATGCCTGACTAACTTATGACCTCCTAGGGAAAATGTTTTCCCAGAGCCACGCTCTCCATATGCGAGTATATACTTGGAGCTATCGTCGAATATCTTTCTCTGAGTAAGTGAAAGGCTTGGAATCCACGGTTCTGCATTCTTTACCTCCTCATCGGAAGTATCGTCCGAGAATTGCTCAATTATTGCTTTGTCATTCAGCTTCTTCAAGATTCTTCAATTCCTTAAGAGGCATAAAGCCTGGTTTTTTCTTTTTCTTCTTCTCGCTCTTTTCAGTCAATTTAAGCATGGTCTCTAGTCCTTTAAGCATTCGGTCGAAAAATTTACCTTGTTGCTCGCAAGCAGATAACATGAGCCGAGTTTTAAGAATCCTTTCTTCAGCATCCATACCTCCTAGCTCCAAGTCTTCTTTAAGCTTCTCGGTAACTTCGAACAAAGTCATATTCTGACGGATATTTACTTTTTGAGTAACTCGTAGTGCTTCTGCCATAAGTAGTCCCACGGAATCGTCGAACTCTTTAAAAATCTGCAACTTCTCTACATTGTCAGGATTGCTCAGTAGAGATTCTAAATCTTTATTAAAGACAGCCCTTG